CACGTACAAAAAATCGCATTTAGTCCATGGTCGAGTCCGAATCAACCGTTCGTCAATACGCCGCCGACGTCGTGAGCGGCCGAATCCCAGCCGGCAAGTGGATCTACGCAGCGTGCTCGCGGTTCAATCGAGACCTCGAACGCAGCGACATCGTGCTTGAGTGGAACCGCGTCGCGGACGCCTTCGAGTTCATCGGCGGGCTGTCGCTGGTTGGTGAGGCCGACGGGGAGCCGTTTAAGTTGCACCCGTGGCAAGCCTTCATCGTGGCGAACCTCGTCGGCTGGCGCACCGCGGAGGGCCGCCGACGCTTCACGATGGGCATCATTCAGGTCGCCCGTGGCAACGGCAAGACGACGCTCATGGCGGCGCTCGGTCTGTACGACTTCATGAGCGGCGCCGGCAAGAGAGTGCACGTGCTCGCGAACAAGGTTGAGCAAGCGCAGATCCTCGTCGACACCGCGCGCACGATGGCTCGGCGGCTCGACGATCCAAGCGTGAAAGTCAAGATGTCCGACTTGACGCGGACCGACGAGGACTGCGAGTTCAACGCATTAACTTCGCGTGAGTCGTCGCTTGACGGTCTGAACCCGTCGTTGTGGATTGCCGACGAAGCCGCCGAGTACCGCGGGAGCGTGCTGAACAAACTCATCACGACGGGCATGAAGCGCAAGGAAACGTTGGGCGTGATCATCTCGACGCCGGGCAGCAACACGGAAAGCCATTACGAAACGCTTTGCTCAGGCGCTCGCGCCGTGCTGTCGGGAGAAGCTGAGGATGACGCGACGTTCGCCATGCTCTACGGCATTGACCAGAACGACGACATCGCCGACGAAGCGGCGTGGCCGAAGGCCAACCCCGGCATGCAGTACGGGCAACCCGACGCCGCGAGCATCCGCCGGCTCTACAACACGATGAAGCGTGACCCTGGCCAGCGCTCGGAGTTCTGCCGCTACCACTGCGCTCGGCTCAACGAGGATGTCGGCGGGTGGCTCGATATGTCGTACTGGCCGACGGCAACCGTGATCGATTGGGCCGAGCAACGCAAGCGGCAAGCGTGGGTCGGCATTGACTTGAGCAAGTCGCTAGACATGTCGGCTGTCGTTGTGGCAATCCCCCAAGAGAACGGTAACATCCTGCTCCGTGGCCACTACTGGTGGCCAAGAGCGAACGTGGCCCAGCGCGAACTGGATTACCGAATGCCGATTCGCCGCTACGCCGACGAAGGCAAGATCAACTTGACGCCGGGCGCCGAGATCGATCACGAAGCCATCGCACAGAAGATGGCCGAGATCATCGCGGAATTTGACGTGCAACTTGTCGGATATGACCGCTGGGGGGCGTCGTACCTTGCGCAGCGGCTCGCCGAGATCGGTGCGCCCATCCAAGCCTATAGCATGGGTTCAAGCACGTTCGCGCCGGGGTGCCAGTTGTTTCAGAACTTGTGGGTCGGGCGCAAGTTGGTAATCGGCGATGACCCCATCTTGCGCCGCGCGTGCGCCGAAGCGATTCCCCGCACAGGCATGAGCGGGTACGTGCGACCGGAGAAGCCGCGTGACCACAGCGCGATTGACCCGCTCGTAGCGTCGATCATGGCCGTCCACTGCTGGGGAGGCAAACGCAGCAGTTGTTACGAATCCGAAGTTTAGTTCGAGACATGAAGCGGCAAACTTGTCGCAATGCGCAACATGTTGCGCAGTCTGTTGCATCGTTGGTTGGGCCATTGGGGCACGCATGGCGTGATCCTCCCGACGTCGTTTGACGTCGCTGGTATGCCAACGATCACGCCGGGCACGGCGCTGGCATATACGCCCGTATACCGCGCGGCTTCGCTGATCGCCAACGACGTGGCACGCGTGCCGCTCGACGTGAGCGAGCGCACCGCGAACGCGTTGCTTCAGCAACCTAATCGCTGGCAGAATGGGTTTGAGTTCCGTCGAGCGCTCACGATGCAAGCGCTGCTGTACGGCAACGCGTTTGCAGTCATCAACCGAACGCTCGGTGGCGAGTTGCTTGAGTTGCTTCCGCTCGACATCGAAAGCGTGTCGCTCGATCTCACGAAGCCCGAGCCTGTTTACAAGACGCGGTTGTACGGCGATGTGCCGATGTCCTCGATGCTGCACCTGCGAGCCGTCGGGCTCGATGGCTTGTGGGGTGAATCGCCTGTGCGATTGTGCCGCACGTCGTTGCAGATTCTCGCAGCACAAGAGAACTCGCAACTTGAAGTGATGAAGAACGCGGGAAACCCGAAGCTTGCGTTCGTGCATCCGGGCCCGCTGAGCGAAGGTGCTCGGCAGTCCATCAGCGAGAAGTTCCTACAGCATCACGCTGGCGCTGAGAACGCCGGCAAACCACTTGTGCTCGCCGAAGGTATGCGCGTGGAGCGAATCAGCAGCACGCTCGACGATGCCGGCATCGCCGCGGCTCGACGCTACAGCGTCGAAGATGTTTCGCGCATCTATGGCGTTCCGACGTCGTACCTGAGCGAGCACAGCGCGAACGCGTACGGCTCAATGGAATGGTTGTCTCGCATGTACGTGGACGCGTGCTTGCAGCACTGGTTCTCGACGTGGGCGGCAGAGATCGTGGCCAAACTCGCACCGTTCGGAGAAGCGACGTTCGACGCTGACATGATCTCTCGGCCGTCGCTTGCTGAGCAAATGGCAGCACTCCGCACTGGCGTTGAGTCGGGCGTGATCACGCGCAACGAAGCACGTGAGTACCTGAACCTTGCGCCGCTCGACGGGCTCGACGATCCAATCCTCGCCAAGAACATGGGCGCGGGCGGCGGCACTACCAACATCGGCGCTGACACCAGCGCGGGGAGCGTCGATGACTTCGCTTGAACGTCGCAGCGTCACCATCGGTGCGCCAGCCGGCCGCACGCTCTCAGGGCTCGCGATCCCGTACGGCAAGTGGAGCCGCGAAATCTCCGAGCCATTCAACCCGCAGTTCCGCGAGCGAATCACCCGCGGCGCCTTCGGCGACCTCGCCGGCGCCGACATTAAGTTGCTCTTCAACCACAACGCGAGCGCGTTGCTCGCTCGCACGCGCAGCGGCACGCTCACGCTCAACGACACTGCGAGCGGGTTGCGGTTCACCGCGGATCTCGCCGAGACGAGCGTTGGAAACGACGTTCGCGCGCTGCTCGAGCGCGGCGACTTGAGCGGCGAGATGTCGTTTGGTTTCTACGTCGATCGCGACGAGTGGAACCCGCGACGCACCGAACGCACCGTCACCGCGGCTCGACTCGTGGAGTTGAGCGTTGTTGTCGATGCCGCGTACGGCGACAAGACCAATTCGAGCCTGCGGAGCGTGTCCGCGGCTGCAACGGAGGCCGCCCGTCTGCGGCTCGAAATCCACAAGCACAGGATGAAAGACCATGTCTGAAGAGTTGAACAACATCGAAAGCACCGTTCACGAGTACCGCAAGACCCTCGAGGGATTCGCCGCACGCACTGGTGCCAAGACGCACCACGTCGAAATCCGCGGTAGCGGCGAAGAGCGCGAGAAGATCGCGCGCATCGATGCCGACCTCGACGCCGTCGAGCGTGCAGCAAACGACCGTGCGGCGCTTCGCGCTGCGCAAGAGCGCTTGAAGGCGCTCGAAGAAGAGCGCGCACAACCGCAGTTCAGCGCACGCGCGCCGAAGGTCGCCGACGTCAAGCATGATCTCTCATCGCCTGAGTACGCCAAGCGTTGGCTTTCGGCCGTCGCACGTGGCGACCAAGCCGAAATGCGCGCGCTTGCCACGAACACTTCGGGCGCCGGCATTCCGACCGACCTCGAGCGCCGCATTGTCGAGCGCATGTACATGGCCAACGTGCTCCGCACGATGGCGCCTGTGACCTCGATTGACTCGAAACGGACGATCACCGTTGAAGGCAACTTGCCAACGACGAACCTTGTGGCCGAAGCAAACGCGATCACTCCGAGCGATCCGACGTTCGGCACGGCGATTAGCGTGGTGCCATACAAGTACGTTTGCGCTACGCAGATGTCGCAAGAGTTCATCGAAGACGCGATCGGCCAAGGCGGCATCGGTAGCGGTCTCGACTGGGTCGCTTCGCGCATCGGTCTTTCGATGGGCTTGAAGATGGAAGAGGCGTACACCATCGGTACGAACTCGAGCCAGCCTGAAGGCATCGCAGGATCGTCGGCAAGCAGCAAGATTACGACGGCGACCCAAGTCACCGACTTGGGTGGCGCAGCGATCACGACGGTGACGGGCGACAACGTCATTGACACTGTGCACCTCGTTGCGCCACAGTACCGCGCCTCGCCGCGTTTCTCGTGGTTCTTCTCCGATACGTTCTTGCGCGTCGTTCGCAAGTTGAAGGTGAATACCACTGACTACATTTGGAAGATTGGCGACAACGCTGGTCTCTCAGGTGGCGTGCCCGGAACCATCTACGGCATTCCGTATCGCGTTGGTCAATACGTGCCGACTGCAACGAGCAACGGCAACATCTTCGCCATCGTCGGCGACTTCAACTACTTCGAGATTTTCGACCGCACTGGCATGACGTCGCTCGTCGATCCGTACTCGGCGGCAAGCACGCACCAAGTCACTCTCTACACGTACGCGCGCACCGATTCCAAATTGATGCTCGCGAACGCGTTCGCTGCGATCACCTGCTGATATCAGCAGTTCACGAAGCGCTTTTTCTTACCTTGCTCGCGTTGGGGGGAAACCCCCAGCGCGGGTTTCATGGCTGCGACACCTATTCCGATCGACATTCTGAAGACGCGTTTACGCATTGACGTGGACGCCGATGATGTCATTCTCACGACGCTCTGCATCGCAGCCGGCGAAGTGATCGAGCGCGAAACTGGCGTCTCGCTTGCAAGCGAAACGCGTACCGCGAAACTCGACAAGTGGCGTCGCTTCGTGCTTCCAGTTCAGCCGGTGGCGTCGGTCACGTCGGTGACGTACTACAACGGCAACAACGTGCTCACGACGATGCCAACGGCAGATTGGTACGTCGACGACACCGATAGTCTGACGGCGTTGCAGTTCAAGGAAACGCCCGAGATATACGAAGGCACCTATCCGACCGTGACCTACGTTGCCGGCTACGCGCAAGTGCCGCACGCGTTGCAGCAAGCAATTGTGGGGCTCGTCGGCGCGTGGTACGCCAACCCCGATGCAACCTCGGTGGCGTCGCTCGCCGAAGTGCCATTGTCTCTTAAGTACATCTTGAACGCGTATAGCGCGCGTGGGGCGCTGCGATGATCGGTAGCGGCCGACTACGTTTCCCCGCATCGGTGCTGCAACCGAGCGGAACGACCGACGATCTCGGCCAGCGTAGCGGCACGTTCAACGATCTCACTGCGGCAGCGAACGGCAACCCTCCGTTGTGGGTGGATCTCCGCACCGACTCGGCGGCCGAGCAACAGTACGCCGACGGCGTCGCAACGGTGAGGCGTGCCGAGATCCGATGCCGTTGGAACTCGCTCCAAAAGTGGGGCATTAACGAGACGTTTCGGCTCGTTGTTCGTGGCCGCACGTTCCGTATTGCTGGCATCACCAATCTCGATGAGCGCGACATGGTCGCCGTGATCGAAGCGGAGGAAGTCGTTTGAGCCTCGAAGCAGCCATCCGCAACATGCTCGACAACACGCCGCAACTCGCTGCGTATCCGATCACGCACGGGTATCGACCGCAACTGAGCACGCTGCCGGCGATCACGTACGAAGTAACCAGCAACGAGCGCAGCGCCGTAGCGCTCTACTGGCAAGCCGTCGTCGACGTTCGCGTGATCGCGACGACGACTGACGCGGCGCTCGATATTGCGGCGTTCGTTCCGAGCGCGTGCGATACAGGCACCTACAACGGGCTCGATTTCACCGCGGTGATGTTCGACGGCTACACCATTGACGCTGCGAGCGTCGGCGAAGGCGACGAACAACAACCCGCCGAAGTCTCGAACACAATCACGATTCACTACAAGGAATAACCCATGGCAGCACTTTCATCGGCGCTCGCGTCTTTTAGTTGGGCCGGAACCGCAGTAAACGGGCTCGGCACTGTGTCGATTCAATACGATGCGACAATGATCGACACGACCGACATTGCAACGGGCCCGCGCACGTACATTGTCGGAAACCGTGGCTGCACTGCGACCATTGACATGTTCTACGATCAGGGCAGTACGGCTATGGCTGCGATCGAAACCGCGATCAACAGCGGAAGCGGCAGTGCAGCGGCAGTTATCACGCTTTCTACTGGCATGACCTACAGCGGGCAGGCGTTTGTTCAATCGTTTAGCGCAACGGCTTCAACGAACGAAGTCATCCGCGCAAACTTCACCATTCAATACACCGGCACGATCACGATCGCATGAGCATTCGAGACGCACTCACTCTCAAGAATTGGCACGGCACGCTCCCCAACGGCGTCGCCGTCGAGCTGCGGCGGCCGTCGGCGCTCGATCTCATCGAGGCGCTTGACGTCTCTACCAAGACCCCTGAGCGACTTTCCGCGTGGATGGTCGCTCGGCATCTCGTTGAAAATGGCGCGCCAGTGTTCGCGAGCGTGGACGAAGCGCTTGCGGCTGACGCGTTCACGGTGCAGAAACTTTCAGCGCTGGTGGAGCGGCTCTACGCCGAAGGCCGGGACTAACTGACGCCGCACGTCGGGTGCTACGTGTGGCGTTCTCACTGACGAGCACCGATCTCGCTACGTTGAGCGTTGCAGCGCTGAACGTGGAAATGGATATTCCGGATTGGGACGGCATCCGACGTGAACTCGACCGCCGCAAAACGAGCCGGATTCAAGATCCAGTTCCGACCCTCGAAAGAGGATCTGGAGAAGATCGCAGCGATCGCGTCGGAACTTCCCAAGAAGATGCGAAAGAAGATCGTGCGCAAGGGACTGCGCAATTGGGGCGACGCGGTCAAGCGCACAATGAAAGCGCTGGCGTTGCCGAAAGCGAAGCGCACCAAACGAGATATCGCAGTCAAGACCAAGACCTACCGCAAGGGGATCATTTGGGCCGGCGTCGGCGTCCGCAAGGATGGCGCCCGCGTCGGTAAGCGCTCGCACTTTTACGACCAGGGCTGGCGTCCAGTGCGCAAGGGATTGACGCTTACAAGCGACGGACAAGTTGGCTCGAAGCCGCCGCCGAAACTCGTGCGCAAGTGGAAAGGCAACAAGAACGCACGCATCGTGCCGTTCTCGCAGCGCCGCGGCTGGCGCCTCGGATTGAAGAAGAACGCCGCCTCACTCGGCACCCGCATCTATCGGCGGCTTTACATCACGCGCGCGGGACAGAAGCATCAAAACAGCATCGTGCACTACGTCAACGAATCGGTGAAGGAAGCACTACAGGAGTTACCACGTGGCTAGTCTTCCGAAAGTACACGTTCCCGTTGTCGTAACGACCGAAGGCGTTGACGCCGGATTGAAGGCAACCGAAGCCAAAATCAAAGCGTCGGCCAAGCGCATGGAGAAAGTCAGCGGAGCGCCAAGCGCAGCGCAAGGCGTGCTAAAAGCGGGCGCACAGTCTGCGCTTTCGCTCGGCGGCTTCGGTGCGATCGGCGGCGCCGCGGGCGCAGCCGGCACGGCTGGCATCGCGATCGCCGGCGCGTTGTCGCCGCTCATCGTGGCCGGACAAATCATGGAGACCATGAACAACGCGACCAGGGGCGCCAGCGAAGCGCTCGCGAAGTTCAAGACAACTGGCGAGCAAACCGTTGCCGCCAACAGCGTGATCCTCGAGCGGCTCGCGATCATGGAAAAGCAAATCGCAAGCACGAAGGGGAAGGGATTCATGGCTGGCTTCATCGGCGGCAGCGCCGACGTGAACACGGGCCGAGCCGGCGGCGCAGTCACGTGGGCTCAACAGATGCAAGAGGGCGCCACGATCGCGGGCGCGGGCCTCGGCGCATTCCTCAGCGGCAAGAGTCTCGAACAGATCCGCAACGAGATGGCGCTGAGTGTGGCAAACGAAGCGGGCGCAGCGCAGATCCAACAGCGCATGGCTGAACAACAGCGGATTGACATGGCCGAGGGACGTGGTGGAATGGCCGACGCTATCGGTGCGTGGATGATCCAAAACAGCACGGTATTGACCAAACTGGTACAGGTGATGTCATGAGCGGAGCAGGAACCGTTTATTCGTGGAACGATCGCGTACTCGATCAGCGCGTTGCTGCGCTCGGTGCCGAAAGCGAGATTATCGTTTCGCGCATCATTCAGAAGCTAAACGGCGCCTCCATCAATGCCGTGACTGAGTACGAAGCCATGGTCACCGATGGCGCGTTGCCGATCGTGGACTACGACGCCTACGGCGCGCTCGGTTCGTGGCACCAATTCTGCCGTGCTCGATCAGTCACGGTGCGCTTGCTCGAAGGTGGCAAGGCTGTAGATGCTCAGATTAGTTTCCGAACGAAGTACGTCATCTCGCCGTGCTCGACCACGACACCAATCACGATGCTGCCGGCGCAGTTCTCGTTTGTGACCGCGTCGCGCAACCTCAAGTTGCATCGGATGAGTTGGACGACAAGTCCGCCGAACACGGCAAGCAACAGCACAGGAGACATCGGCGGCACGTCGGTGACGGGCGCCGACGGATTCGAGAGCGTGCAAATCGGTCAAGTGCGCATCCGTTTGCGTGCGACGCAAGATGCGAGCGTTGTGCCGCTCGACACTGCGGCTACGACGTTGACGAACTACGCCAACACGACCAACAGCGCCTCATTCTGCGGCTTCCCCGCGTACTCGCTGATCTGCGAAGGCGTGAACCTCGAGAAAGAGCAAGGAAGCGAGTTCTACGAAGTTGTCTTTGAGTTCCTGTACGACAAGTTCTACCACTTCTCACAGGTGGCGACGGTTGACGCCGATGGCCGGCCGAAGATGACTACGGGTGGCCAGTTGTCTGAGGTCAAGTGGATGCGTCTGCCGCGTACCTCAACAGACTTCAACAACATTTACGCTGGCGACACCGCGCTGAAGTCCTACGTTGAAGACGGCTGGTGGGTCTGTGGAACATGAACCGCAACGACGCCGTCAACCTTCAACGCAACCAAAGCGATCTCGACCGCGTGTCGAGCGTGCGGCCTTCGTATGAACCGCGCACGTTCGTGCTCGGCGTCATCACCAGTTACAGCGTGCTTAGCGCGTTGTATTACCGTTGGACCTACGATTGGTCCGAAGCCATCTTGAACACGGCGACGCCGACGGGCGCAAGCGTGAAGACGGGCGGCCTGCAAGCTTCAGCCATCAGCATCAGCGAACTAAGCAACCGAAGCGGGCACCCGTTCTACGCGTACGGCATCGGCGCTGGCGGGTTGCCTGGCACGTTCGTGCCGCAACCGATTCCCGTGGGAACGTACGTATTGCTCACACCGATGCGGCAGTCTGACGGCTTGCTTCGGTGGGTGATCATCAACACGCAAGCCATTGACGGAGATTGCACGTGAGAACGCTCAATATCACTTACTCAGCGCTTGCGCCGGGCACGCCGGAAACGTTCACCGCGGACGTGGGCAAGTACCTGTTGGAAACGACCCATCACAACCTCACAGGCAACGCAGCGACGATGCGGATTTGGCGGAACGGAGTCGCACCGAACGCGAGCCCGAGCCATACCGCAACGCAAGCAACAGGCGTCGTGCCGGGAAACGCTGGCATCATCACGATTGATCTCGTGACCATCAACACGGCTTTGAATCTCGTGAGCACCACAGAGGCTGTGTGGCACTACTCGCTCGAGGTTTCGCATACTGGCGTGCCCGTGCATATCTGTTCTGGCTATCTCATTCGCACTTTCAACTAAGGGTTGACCATGGCTCTTGTCATCGTTGGATACACCACAACCGAAGGCTCAGGTGGAAACTACGTCGCACTCGGCGCCAGCACGCCGGGCCGACGTTTGTACATCTCGCCAAATACCGACATCTTTATCTCGTACAGTTCGCTTGGAACGAACGCCATTCGGCTTGCCGGCGGCGCACTTGCTCGGTACGACTTAGGCATCACCGATCCGTCGCTGTTGTTCGTTCGTGCGCAGGGCGCTTCAGCAACACAGGTCTCGGTATTTACGCTTGACGCGGGGGAGTCCTAATCATGGCTGTCGTTCTCGAAGGCTACAACGCTGCCGTCTCGACGTCGTACACAACGCTTTCATCGAGCACAACGCCTCGCAGCATCGTCATCCAGTGCCGAAATAACGTGTTCGTGAAGACCACGAAATCGGCGACGTTTATGGTCGTGCTCGGCGAAACCACAGGCTCTACTGTTGATCTCGGCGTACAGCCGCCCAACGAGATCCAAGTTGCAGCGATTAGCGGAACGGCTGAGGTTTCCATGTGGTCGCTCCATCCGGGAGAGCGCCGATGACATTCGCTGAACTTGCACAACTAGTGTCGCCATTCGTGGCCGTGCTCGGTGCGAGTGCGTGGCTGCATGGCACAATCGCGAGCCTTCGCGAGACGATCGCAATGCTCAGCGAGCGAGTTCGATATCTCGAAGCCGAGGTTGAGCGCCTCAGGGGGGGTAAATGAGTTGGAGAACTACCACAGCGGGTATCGCTGCGATCGTGGCCGCCCTCGCAACCGCGGCCGTCGCGTTGTTCGACGCGGACCCACTTACTACGCCTGATTGGGGCGCCGTCGCAGCGGCGTTCATGGCTGGCGTCGGCTTGCTCGCAGCACGAGATAACAAAGTCTCGAGCGAGCAAGCGGGCGCAAAGTGATCTATGAGATCATTCGCGCTGTCATCGATTCGATTATCAAGTGGCTTTCAACGCCTCGCGTGGTACGCGTTGTGGGTGGCGGCGCTCGCGTCGCTGAACGCGTGCGGGCCGCGATACGTCGCCGCACCGGACAGCCCGATGCTGATCATCGAGGGCAAGGGCAGCGTCCGAGTCGCGATGCTCGACGGTGAAGACATGGTCGACGTCGGCTGGGTTGACGCCGCCGACCTCGAAGGGCAAACCGTCGTGCAATACGATTGGAGCGAGCCGCAATGAGCCTGCAACGTTCATGCTGTTGCGGTGAACCTGAGCCGTGCACGGTCTGTGAGTGCAACACGTCGTACGCAGTCGGCGGTATCAACCTCGCGTACCAATTCCAACGGTACAAGGTTGGTGTGCCTCAAGTGTGCGACTGTCTCTTCAACGAGTTCAACCTAAATCTCACGTTCGCGCCGGCTGGTCCCGTGACAGTCACGAAAGTGAGCGGTGGAGGTTGTTGCTACCGAGGTCGGTTCACGGTGAACGTCGGCGGCTTCCTTGACCTATATCAGAACTACGACAGCGGGTCGTACTGCCCGCCGAAGATCCAAACTCAAGACGCCTACCAAATCGTGAATACGACAACGTGCGCGTGCATCACGGTCGTTTGTAATCAGTTCGCGTCGAATTGCAACGGGCCAGCGACGTCGCCAGCACTCGTGCACACAATCGAAATCGGCGATTTCGTGATTACGTGCAACGCCAACATAATCACGTCCGGTGACTGCGATTCATGCCCGCAGCAAGCGAGTGTGGCGCTCCGTTGTCTTGGTGGACGCTTTCAATACAGCACCGACGTTGGGTGTCTGAGCAACTTGTCCGGCGTCAGATTCATGGGATTTCACGGCAACGGAAACCAGTACTGCGGCACAGGTGGACCCGTCGAGAATCCGGGCGCGTGTTACCTCAACCTCGATAGCAACATTGCGCAGCAAGGACCGTTTGCGGTTCGCCCTGAAGAGGAATGCAGCGAGCAAGACAAGCAACAATGCATTGACCCACTCGAGACGTTTGCGTTGCTGCGTACATACAACGCTTCTTGGGCTGAAAGCCTTCGGGTCTCACTTCAAAGCCCGTGCGGCTCAACCGATTGGTCTGGTCGCATTTTCCCAGTGAGCATCTGCCCCGATGAATACGACATCCTGCAAAGTGGCGCCCCCGGGTTCTGGAACTACCTGTAGCCACTACAAAGCCAACCGATGCACCAACCCGCTCGCGTTGCCGCTCTACGGCGATCGACCGAGCGCGGGTATCTGCCGTATCTGCCCGCATTACCGTGGCATTCCCCGCGGGCTCGGCGACGTGATCGAGACCGCGGCACGGTTCCTCGGTATCAAGCGTGCCGTGAAGGCCGTCGAGCGTGTCACAGGCAAGGAATGCGGCTGTCCTTCACGCCGGCAAGCGCTCAACGAGAAATTCCCCAATTCGGCTAATGCAGGCATTGACGCCGAGCCGAAATAGCATTAACCTTGCAGCACAACTGCGGCTCAGCCGCGAAAGGTAAGAAAAATGCGCACAGTTACGAATTACGTCGCCGCTCGAATCCAGCGCGCAAACCGTTCATCTCGGTTGGTGCGAATTTCAGACGCTGAAACGATCCGTTTCAACGCCACGATGAGGCTCAAACGCTGCAAGCGCTCGGAACTCGCCGAAAATGCAAACCGAATTTCAAATTGGTCGCGAGCGCACGTTTATCAAACGTGGCTTCTGACTGCGACGCTCGGTGATATCTCGACGTTTGCAACTGAGCAGCGTTTGGTTGGAGGTGCAGCGTGACCGAGCCGAACGAACCACAACGCCAACGCCTTAAGGGTCAGCCAATTTGGGTCAAACTTGACCAGTACGCGCGTCTGCGTGCGCTCGCCGACAAGGACGGCAAGCCGCTCGCTGCGCACGCTCGCCGAGCCATCGAACTCTACCTGCGCCGAGCCGAGCGCAAGGGCCAAACGATCGAGGTGCGCGCATGACTTGGGCTCTATTCGTGCTCGTGTTCGCAGCGCTCGCCGGTGCCATCGATTGGAGGGACGATGTTCGGTAATCCGATTGTCGCTGCCGCCGAGGCCGCGGCCCGCCGAGAACGCCGCGAAATGATTTGGCACTACACGACGCGCCTTATCAATGCCGAAGTCAAGTTAGGTCGCAACCCGCCACAAACCGATGAAGGCGTTAAGCGTTTGGTAGAGAACGCTGCGAGGTACGTCGATGCCATTTTCAAGGAGGCAAACGAATGAGCAGTAACGTAAACGATCACGCCGCCCTTTTAAATCTAGGTGAGTGGTTACTGGAAACGGTTGATGGTTGCTACATGGCGCAAGATCTTGCGAGGGCGCACGGAAAGCGTCTACTTGAGGTCGCCGAAGCGTTTCGGCAAGTCTGCATTGAGCGCGATGAAGCAAGACGTGAAATTTGCCAGCGTGCCATTGAAAACCCTGAATGGCAAAGAGACTTTGCCCATGGGCGTGGTTGGAACTGTTTCAGTTCAGAAGCACCAGATCCGCAAGGTTGGGATGGCATTCGGAGGAAAAGATGAGCGGCGAAACGACCAAACAACAACGCGACGAGCGATGGCGCGAAGGTAGCGACGTCTACCAGCACACGTACGCTTTCCATCATCGCGTACTGCCGACGGCTCAGCGCACGCCCGACGCCGACGATGAGGCCGATGCGCTCTACTACTACGCGCGCGTCAATGAAGCCGCCGATCGCAAACTTGCCGAAGCGCTTCGCCGTGGCGCGGCACGGATTCGAGCGCTCGAGGCGGCGTTGTTCGCGAAGGCGACACCAACCGAAGGGAAGCCGGAATGAGCGAACTATCCAAAGCGCTCGCAGCGGCAGCTGTCCAGTTGACCGACCCGCCAGCGCTCGCCAATAACGCCCACTTCGGCCAACCGTACGCCGACCTGAAAGCCGTCGTGCAGTCACTGCGGCAACCGCTTGCAAAGAACGGATTGTCGGTTGTCCAAAGCCCTGCGGTGCGGATTGAGGGTGATCGGCGCATCCTCGACCTGACTACCCGTATCAGCCATGCCAGCGGTGAATCGGCTGAGTTTGTGTGCTCGTGGCCGTTGCCGCCGACGGCAAACATCCAACAACTGGGGGCGGCAATCACCTACCTTCGCCGCTACACCCTGTGCAGTCTGTTCAACGTGGTAGGTGATCCGGACGATGATGCCGAAGTCATCGTCGCACCAACTCGAAAGGAAAGAAATTGACCATCCAACAGCAAATTGAAGCGCTTGAAACCGTGCTTGCGAAACTCAAGGCACAGGTTTCGTCCGATCCGGCAAAGCGACCAACTCGACCACAGGAACCGACGACGGATATCAGCGTCAAGGTTGAGACGTGGAAGGTTGGAACCTCGAAGGCCACTGGCAAGCCATGGGCGAAGCTTGTGGACACGAACGGCTCAGAGTTCTTGGTCTTTGACGCTGACGTCATTAACGCCATGGACCCGCTGTTCAACAACGATGTCGTGATGCTTCAAACCTCGAAGTTCACAGACAAGGCCGGCAACGCAGCAGTCAAGGTTGTTGGATACAGTCTGCTCTCTCGAAGCGAGCGATCCGCTCGCGATCAGCGAGACATCCAGCGCGACGAAATCCCCTTCTAAGCATCTTTCCATTCCCGCGACAACCCACGTGCACCCGCGTGGGTTGTTGTTCAACCAAAGGAAGAAAATGACCATCCCCCCCCATACCCCCCCCTTGCACCCCCTTGACAGCGCGGTTACGCTCTGCCGCAGCGCAAGCGGAGGCGTGAGCGCGAAGCCTCAGCGAAGCAGTCGAACGCCGACAGTCTTGCGCAAGAGTCTGAGCGTAAACCAGCGCTTGTCTGCGGGTGTGCTCACAAGGGAGGTGCGACGATGAACATCGTCGAATCTGCCAACTGGCACAACAAGCGGAACGAACTGTTTCGCAAGTCAAACGGCTCAATGATCCAACTCGATAGGGAAACGACGACGGCAATCGCTGAGGCGTTGCCGTCGATGGACTTCGATAGAGCAATGCGAGCGCTCGCGGAATATCGCGAGCGAAAGCCATTCCGAGGATTCTGGTGGAATGACTTCTTGAGCGCATATGAGCGGGACGAGACAGCGGCTTCGGCTAAAGCCGCCGCTGCTCGCCCGCCAAGCGATCACGAAGAGCGGTTGAATACGCAAGCGAGGTTTGAGCAACGGCAAGAGGTGCAAGACTTCAACGCGTTGCCGATCGAGTTCGTGGCTGAGTGTCGAACGAAGTACGCGAACTGGGGGATACCGATCGACCCAACGCATCGAGGTTGGCGCTTGCTTTGCATTGACGCCTTCGCGGGAAGGGACGTCAACCCCTACCGCGTGCACGACAAGCGAGATCGCAAGCAAGCCGCCGTGCAGCCATTGACGAACGAGCAACTCAACAACCTCATCGAGTCGCTGCGGATGGAAAATTGGTTGTTGCGGGTCGAACTCGACCCCTACGTTGACGCTGAGCCGCTACCCTTCTGAAGTGTTTCGGGCATGGCTTCGTGCCATGCAGGGCGGTCCCAGCGGCCTCACGCGAAACATCCGCTGACTGCGGGCTCAGGGTCCGAGCAAAGAATCAGCCGTCACGGCGCAACGTTTGCGCGCACTTCCCGTAGGGCTTCGTGACACGAGCAAGGGTGCTCACACCAAACGCCGCCGACCATGGCGGCGTTTGCATTTAGTGCAACGTGCTACACTGTGGACATGAACAGCCGAGCGAAGGGGAAACGAGCCGAGTTGGAAGCCGCCCTACTGCTGACGCAGATGGGTCTAAAGTCTCGCCGAAGTGCTCAGTATTGCGGCTCCAACGGTGACGCCGATTTGGTGCTTGACGCCAACTTGCACGTTGAAGTCAAGTTCCAAGAGCAGATGCACCCCTATCGATGGATGGAACAGGCCATCCGCGACAGCGCCAAGACCAAGCGCAAGCCGATCGTGCTTTGCCGGCGCACCCGTTCGCCATGGCTGGTGATCGTTCAGGCCAGTGACCTAATCGCCGTATGTCGGGAGGTGCTAGATGGCA